AACCGTTGAGGCTATTTACGACTTGGTTACTTTGAGCAGCCGTCGTCAGGAAAGCCGGGAAGTTCAACGATAGACCGCTGCTGTTTGCCGTAACGGACACGCCGTTAGCCGTCAGCGCCGTATTGGTTCCAAGGAAATTGGATCCTGCGTTCGACTGCATGGCAGTCGTCAGGTAAGCACCCGCAGACTGCAAAGCCGTCGTGATGTTCGACGCAAGGCCGAAAGTGATAGACGACCCATTGGTCGAAGACGATAGAGACGAGCCTACGGCTAGGCTAAGGGCACCAGACGACCCGTTGACGTTCGATACATACGATGTCGGTACGGCAGGGACTGTATACGACGCGGTCAGAACAGATGAATTGGACAGGCCAAACGAAATGCCATTGCTATTGGCAAATGATAGCGTTCCAGATGTCTGAGTCTGAGTTCCCGCGATGATGCCGCTGATGCCCGTTTGGGCACCCGCTATGTTGGCACCAGAAATAGTCAGTGACATGCCCCCGGCTCCAGTAGAGCCAGACAGGGTGATGTTGTTACCGCCCGCAAGAACCAATTGGTTGGAAACAGTTCCGCTTGTTCCAGACGTATTACCGCCAGAGAAGCCCATCGAAACAGCGGGGGCTCCAATGGATATCGTGCTTCCTGCAGAGGCAATGCTAACAATGCCGGTTCCGCTGATCGACGACGTAGCAGGTACGCTCTGACCGGATAGCGACAGGTTGATACCCGCGCTATTGAGCGTCACGCTTCCTGAAATGTTGGTTCCACCAAATCCAGTGGTTGTTCCTGCAACGGTGACAGACCCAGATGAGCCGTTGACCTGTTGAACATACGACGTTGGAACCGTGGGTACGGTATACGAACCAACAATCGCATTGCCCGCAGACGTGTAGAACGTAAGGCCGTTTGCGTTACTGAAACTTGCATTAGTCAGAAGCGTTGCTGTACCGCCGCCAGTATTGTTAGTGGCGGCAACGACAGCAAAATTTGAAACCGTGGATTGAGCCGCCGTCGTCAGGTATGCGCCTGCGGACTGCAAAGCCGTCGTGATATTCGACGCAAGGCCGAAAGTGATAGACGATCCGTTAGTCGAAGATGACAAAGACGAACCGACAGCCAGACTGATCTGTCCCGTAGAACCGTTAAGGCTATTTACGACTTGGTTACTTTGAGCAGCCGTCGTCAGGAAAGCCGGGAAGTTCAACGATAGACCGCTGCTGTTTGCCGTAACGGACACGCCGTTAGCCGTCAGCGCCGTATTGGTCCCAAGGAAATTGGATCCGGCGTTGGACTGCATGGCAGTCGTCAGGTAAGCGCCTGCAGATTGCAAGGCCGTCGTGATGTTCGACGCAAGGCCGAAAGTGATAGACGATCCGTTAGTCGAAGATGACAAAGACGAACCGACAGCCAGACTTATCGCGCCAGAAGATCCGTTGACGTTGGATACATACGACGTTGGCCCCGCTTGGACGGAGGCCGTTAATACCGACGAATTAGATAGGCCGAAAGTGACGCCATTGCTATTGGCAAATGACAACGTGCCAGACGTTTGCGTCTGAGTACCGGCGATGATGCCACTGATTCCTGTCTGCGCCCCGGCAACGTTGGCACCAGAAATAGTAATCGTTGCGCCACCTGCGCCCGTGGACTGAGACAACGTAATGTTGTTTCCGCCCGCAAAAACGATTTGATTGCTGATCGTACCTGTTGTGCCAGACGTATTTCCGCCAGAGGACACGCCTGCAGAGAAAGCGGGAGCGCCAATGCTGATGGTGCTTCCGGCAGAAGCAATGCTAACAATGCCTGTTCCGCTAATCGACGATGTGGCGGGAACGCTCTGGCCGGAAAGCGAAATGTTCAGACCGGCGCTATTGAGCGTCACGCTTCCTGAAATGTTGGTTCCGCCAAATCCAGTACTTGTTCCGGCAACCGTGACAGATCCAGAAGAGCCATTGACCTGCTGAACATACGAAGTCGGAACTGTTGGAACGGTATAAGAACCAACGATAGCGTTACCGGCAGACGTGTAGAACGTCAAACCATTGGCATTGCTAAAACTAGCATTGGTCAAAAGCGTTGCTGTTCCGCCGCCCGTATTGTTGGTGGCAGCAACGACAGCAAAGTTTGAAACCGTAGATTGAGCGGCAGTCGTTAAGTACGCGCCTGCGGATTGCAAGGCCGTCGTAATGTTCGACGCAAGGCCAAAAGTGATAGATGAACCGTTAGTCGAAGATGACAACGATGATCCGACCGCAAGACTTAATGCGCCAGATGAACCGTTGACGTTCGATACATACGATGTCGGTCCTGCTTGAACCGAAGCCGTCAAGACAGATGAATTTGACAGGCCAAAGGTGACGCCGTTGCTGTTCGCAAACGATAACGTGCCAGACGTTTGAGTCTGAGTTCCGGCAATGATGCCACTGATGCCGGTTTGAGCACCCGCTATGTTGGCACCAGAAATAGTTAGCGACATGCCTCCGGCACCGGTAGAGCCGGACAGAGTAATGTTGTTGCCGCCCGCAAGAACCAACTGGTTGGAAACAGTTCCGCTTGTTCCAGACGTATTTCCGCCTGAGAAGCCCATCGAAACGGCAGGAGCGCCAATGCTGATTGTGCTTCCGGCGGACGCGATGCTGACCGCCCCCGTTCCGCTAATAGATGACGTGGCGGGGACGCTCTGGCCGGATAGCGCCAGATTCAGCCCGTTGCTGTTGAGCGTCAGGCTTCCTGAGATATTCGTGCCGCTGAAACTGGTATTGGTTCCGGCGACGGTAACTGATCCAGACGATCCATTGACTTGCTGTACATACGATGTCGGTACGGTTGGAACCGTATACGACGCAGTCAGGACCGACGAATTAGACAGGCCAAAAGATATGCCGTTGCTATTTGCGAATGACAGCGTGCCAGACGTTTGAGTCTGAGTACCGGCAATAATTCCACTAATGCCTGTTTGCGCCCCGGCGATATTAGCGCCAGAAATGGTTAGCGACATACCCCCGGCACCAGTAGAGCCAGATAGGGTGATGTTGTTCCCACCCGCAAGAACCAACTGGTTGGAAACAGTTCCGCTTGTGCCTGATGTATTGCCGCCAGAGAAGCCCATCGAAACAGCGGGTACACCAATGCTGATTGTGCTGCCCGCAGAGGCAATGCTGATCGCCCCAGTGCCACTGATCGAAGATGTGGCCGGGACGCTCTGCCCGGATAGCGCCAGATTTAGCCCGTTGCTATTGAGCGTCAGGCTTCCTGAGATGTTCGTGCCGCTGAAACTAGTATTCGTTCCTGCAACAGTGACAGAACCGGATGAGCCGTTAACCTGCTGAACATACGACGTAGGACCGGCCTGAACAGATGCCGTCAAAACAGACGAATTTGACAGTCCAAAGGTGACGCCATTGCTGTTGGCAAATGACAAGGTTCCAGACGTTTGAGTCTGCGTACCGGCAATGATTCCGCTAATGCCCGTTTGTGCTCCGGCGATATTTGCGCCAGAGATCGTCACAGTAGCGCCGCCCGCGCCAGTAGACTGAGAAAGCGTTATGTTGTTGCCGCCGACGAACAACACCTGATTGGTGACTGTTCCGGTATTGCCAGAAGTATTGCCACCTGTAGAAACGCCTGCAGAGAAAGCAGGAGCGCCAATAGAAATGGTGCTTCCTGCAGAAGCAATGCTGACGATTCCGGTGCCACTGATCGACGAGGTTGCCGGAACGCTCTGACCAGATAGGGCAAGGTTCAGACCATTGCTGTTAAGCGTCAGGCTTCCTGAAATGTTCGTGCCGCTGAAACTGGTATTGGTTCCTGCAACAGTGACTGATCCAGACGATCCATTGACCTGCTGCACATACGATGTCGGAACTGCCGGAACCGTATACGACGCGGTCAGAACAGATGAATTGGACAAGCCAAACGAGATGCCATTGCTGTTGGCAAACGACAGGGTTCCAGACGTTTGCGTCTGTGTCCCCGCGATGATGCCGCTGATGCCTGTCTGCGCGCCCGCAATGTTTGGACCCGAAATGGTCAGCGACATGCCCCCGGCGTTGGTTGAGCCAGAAAGCGTGATGTTGTTTCCGCCCGCAAGAACCAACTGGTTGGAAACAGTTCCGCTTGTTCCAGACGTATTGCCGCCAGAAAGACCCATCGAAACGGCAGGCGCGCCGATGCTGATCGTGCTGCCCGCAGAGGCAATGCTGATCGCCCCAGTGCCGCTAATCGAAGAGGTGGCCGGGACGCTCTGCCCGGATAGCGCCAGATTCAGGCCGTTGCTGTTGAGCGTCAGGCTTCCTGAGATGTTCGTGCCGCTGAAACTGGTATTGGTTCCGGCGACGGTAACTGATCCAGACGATCCGTTGACCTGCTGCACATAGGAGGTCGGACCCGCCTGAACAGACGCCGTCAGAACAGACGAGTTCGACAGGCCGAAGGTCACGCCGTTGCTGTTCGCAAAGGACAACGTGCCCGACGTAAGCGTCTGGGTACCCGCGATGATTCCGCTGATGCCCGTCTGAGCGCCCGCCACGTTGGGGCCAGACAACTGCATGCTCAGGCCATTGCTGTTCAGGTTCAGCGTGGCCGAGACGTTTGTTCCGGCGTAGGTCGTCCCCGTTCCCGCGAACTTGGTCGTCTGGGAGGACGGGAAGGCTGCTGACGTGATCGCCGAGGTGGCGCTCGTGGCCTGAAGCAGGCTTGAGTTAGACGACGCAAAAGCGTTCGTCGTGATGTTCGATGTGGCGCTTGTGGCCTGCAGGAGGCTTGAGTTCGACGAGGCAAAGGCATTCGACGTGATCGCCGACGTGGCACTCGTTTGTTGGAACAGGCTCGACTGCGAGGTTGCAAGCAGAAGACTGGAGTTCGACGAAGCAAAGGCGTTCGACGTGATCGCCGAGGTGGCGCTCGTCTGCTGAAACAGCGACGACTGAGAGGTCGCAAGCAGCAGACTTGAGTTCGACGACGGGAATGCCCCGGTCGTGATCGCCGAAGTGGCGCTCGTCTGCTGAAACAGCGACGACTGCGAAGTCGCGATGTTGTTCGTCGTGATGTTGGTCGCGGCGTAGTTCGTGTTGACCGACGCCGTAATGACCGACGAGTTCGACATGCCAAACGTGACGGTCGGGCTTGTCTGGAAAACGATGGTGCCGGTGTTGGCGGACTGCGTGCTCGCCGAGATGCCAATGCCGCCGCCCGTGTAACTGGCGGTGATGTTGTTGCTGCTTAGGCCGAAATTGACGCCATTGCTGTTGACGAAATTAACGGCGGTAAACAGGCCGGAAGACGTTCCGGCGGAAACAACCATCTGCCCCGTACCGACAGGGCCGGTCGGTCCTTGAGGGCCAGTTGGCCCCGCAGGGCCAGTTGGGCCTATTGCACCCGGAGGACCTTGCGGGCCAACCGCCGCGATCTCTACGGTTTGGATATCGGTTTCGGTAACCGAGACTGTGGTCTCAGGGGTCTGAGTGACCGTGACCTGAGTGGGATCGCCCGAGTTGACCTCGACGACAGTCGGGCTTTCAGTGACATTTACTTGAGTCGGAGGATCATTCGCCATTTTAGCGCGTCACATCTGGAGAAACGGTTACTGAACCTTGCAGCAATCGCGTAACTATACCTCCAGAGGACGTGAGGATCAGATCATAAACCCCACGCAGCCACGAAAACCCTGCCGTCGTCGTCGAGGGAATGGTCAGGGTAATGGTGCCTGCCGTGCCGCCCAACACGATGTTGCCGTTGGCAGTGCTGCCTTCGTACAAGATCGTGGTTGATTGCGGGGTCTGCCGGATCTGAAGATCAGCAGAAAATCCCGTCAGGTCGACGGGAACAGCCGTGGTTGAAGTCGTCGTGCAGGAGCAGTCAGTCGAGCCGCCAACCTGCCACAAGAAGACCCGAATGAACGTAGCGCCCTGCTCGATGCAAAGGTTGTAAGTCCCTGCGCTCATACTTGGTCTCCAATGTGGCTTTCAGCCTTACAGGCTGACGACATTGTACTGGGTCACCGTCATGGTGACAGTCCCAGTACCGCTATTCCAAATCACGCGAACAAAACGCGGAGCAAACGAAAAACTGCTCATGGCGCTTGCCGTCGCGCCAACGACAGCGGCGTCTGCGCTTGGAAACCATGTCATGCTGCCCACGGGGACCGGATTGAACGGATCGTTTGGATCGTCCATGGACTGCTGAACGGTGTAGTTACCCGTGCCGCTCAAGACGCACTGGATGTTCACCTGCGGATGGGCCCACTCGTCCAGTCGGACCAAGTTGGACGTTGCTTGGCCTGTGTTGGCCGTCACTACGATGGAACGCATTACCTTGTTCCTTATTAAAAACGGGGGCACGAGGCCCCCGTTGATGCATCACAAACTGGGAGAGGGGGCCCAGTCTATTACATGCCCATTTCGTCCGTGTGGCCCTTGGGCGGCGTGCCCTTGTGAGCCGTGAACGCAAAAATGTTGCCGGAGGTCTTGCCGCCATGCTTACGCGGCTTACGACCCGCGTGATGCTTGCCGTGATGACCTTCGACCTTCATCTCATGTTTCACATGACCGCCGTGCTTCCGCTTGGCACGACCGCCGTGCTTCCGCTCTTCAGCCTCGTGAAATTCCTTCTTAGCGTTGTTACGCTCTTCCGGCTTGCTCTTGAGATCCTGTTCCGCTTCATTCACGCCGCCAGTGGCTTTGTGATGACGTCCTTTATGACCTTTCATTTCTTACTCCCAGATCAGGTGTACTGACCGTTGGTAAAGTTATTTGCGGCCTGCAAGTAGCAGACCACAAGTACCGCCGTCCCCGTGCCGCTGCCTGTCGACTGCGTCCAGATCTGAACGTCCTGCGTCGCACTGGAATTCAACCAGTTGGCGATCAGGCTCGTCACAGGAACGGTGTACTGACCCTGAACCAGTAAAGCGTGCGCGATAGCAGAAGCCAACTGGCTTCCACCGCTCGCCGTTCCAATGTTCAGCGTGTCAGAGCCGCTGGTCCATGACGCCGTGACGTTGATGTAGATGTCAGTGATCAGACTCTGTGCAGGGATGACGATAGAGGTCGCCGTCGCAGAAGCCGACTCCGTGATAGACGCAAACTGCGCCATCTGCACGAAGCCGACGTTCTGAGTTCCACTGCTTCCGCCGACACCGGCAAGATTGCCGGTGCCGTCAGAGTTAAGCACGTTGCCCGCAAGGATCGGCCCAGTTAATACTGTGCTGCTCATTTCGCTTCTCCTTACGAGGTCGGGAACGAGCCCCAGATGGCGCGCCAGTTGTAGTACCCAAACGAGTACCGCTCGTAGCCCTTGACCAACAGATTGTCCGTAACGAAGTCGACCTGCATGTCCATTTCGTACTTGACGCGCTCCATGTAGGAGAGACCGTCAATGTTGGTGAGCAGGAACCATGCATAAGGCGAGGTCAAGAAGTCGTTGACCATGTAGCCTTCCGGCAAGCCGCCCGCCGTCGAGAGGATCGCGTTGACATCGTTATCCGCAGTACCCGGACGCAGTTCCGTCTTGAGAAGACGAATCGCAACCGGTTCCAACTGCGGAGGCACAATCAACTTGCGGCCACGAGCGAAGACCTTGAGGTTCGCCATGTCGCGGAAGTTGGTACGAATCGAGATCATCGCGTTCAGCAGCGTGGCCTCATTGAGGTCAACCTGCGTCGAAGGCGTGTTCGCAATCGTATTGCCGTCGATGGGGTGGCTCGTCGAGCACAACGAAACACCGTCACCGCCGATGTTCGCATTGTACGTCGTCGCGGTGTTAAGGACGTTCGCGCCGTAGATTTCCTTGGTCTGCTGAAACGATTCAATCAGACCGAGGTTCGACGGATGGAACTGCGTCTTGTAAAGGTTATCGTCAATCGCCTTGCGGGTGATCGCGTAACCGAGCGCAATTTCATTGTGCTCTTGGTTGTAGATGAAGCGCTCGCCCGAGTTGTTGTCGAACGAGGTCTGAGCACCTTCCGTCTTCAACTGCGCCAGACCGAGGTAACGCATTTCAGCGGTACGCTCAAGGGCGAGTTTCGAGTCATGCTTGGTGAAGATCTTGTCGTACTGAGACGGAATCATCTCGTACTTGCCTTCAATCCCGCGAAGACCCGGAAGCAGGAGGTCCTTAATAGCACTTAAATTAACGGCCATTTTTAGTTACTCCTTAGACGGTGCCGGTCAACTGCTTGGTCTCGACGTTGTTAAACGCCACGACCACATAGTTGTATGCACCGCTCTGGGTGCCTTGAGCATTCGGCGGATCGGTGGGAACAGCCATAACACGGAACGGAAGCGTCGCCGTGGTGGCCTGCGAGTTGTACACGATGTACGCGCCCGAAACGCCCGTCGCGGTGCTGCCCGTGCCGTAAGCAAACTGCACGTTGGCGCCGATGTCGGCCGTCGTGAGACCCGTCGAGGACGAGCCACCCACCTGCACAAGGAACTGCGCGTTGGGGTCGTTGACGACGTAGCACTCAACGGTGTTGCTCGAAGCAACGTCGCTGCCCGGCCAGTAGTTCGACCACACGGTACGCTTCTGCGCGACCGACAGGTACTTGCAGCCAACGAACACACCGGCAAGCGTGCCTGTGCCCGGCGTCGTCACATAGACGCTGCCGTCCGAATTACGGAAAACCGGATCGCCGAAAAAAATCGCCGAGGCATTGTAGTCCGCAAACATCGCGACCTGTTCGTAGGTCGGAAGCGAACCCGTGCCCTTGTACTGACTAAAGCCGAAAGGCGCACTGTTATTCGCCATGACGGATTCTCCTTACAGGAGGCCATCATCGCGCACCGGGGCGATTTAGACCGGGGGTAATCTTCAACTCCTGCGCCGGGCAGGAGGTTGAGGGCAATTTACGCCGCCTACTTGACAAGTGCAACAGTACAAAAGAAAAAGCGCCCCGAAGGGCGCTCAAGGAGGCATTTACTGCCTTTTATTCTGGAATCGGGATCGCTTCGTAGGACTTGCCGATCTTCGTCAGGCTGCTGCCGTCGCTCTTGCTGCGCTGCAGCGTGCCTTCGGGAGTCGCGTTCAACTGCGCTTCCTTCTGGCGAACCTGAAGTCGAGCACGGCGCAGGTCGGCGGCGCGCACTTCGTCGCTGATTTCCTTTGGGCGTTCCATCAGGATCATGCCCTTGCGCTCGATCACGGCGAAATTGCCGATGCTAGGCATCATTTCGGGGTGGCGATTTGCCGGGACAGGCTCCCAACCCTTGCGGGCAACCTGAACCTGATAGGCCGGGTCCTCGCTGCCCAAGAGCAACTTGCGCTTCCACTCGTAGTCCCAACCGTCTGGAATGATGTCGGGCGGGATGTAGAACTCGTCGGTGCCCTCTTCCATCGAGCCGCCCGCGTGCTCGCGCAGTTCTGCAGCGCGGCGTGCGGCGCGGTCACGGGGATTTTCGCGCAAGGGCGCACGCTGTATGCCGGTGGGCTCTGGGGAGGCTGCAGCAGCCGCCTGAGCCTCTTCTTCGGCAATCTCGTCTTCCACCTCGTCAATCGCCTCCAGAAGCCGATTAGAGCGAGCGCGGGCACGCCTCTGCTTAGGGGTTTCATTGTCCATAGAATTCTCCATTAGTTCAGTTTCCCTTCACGCTGAAGCGCCAACTTGTTCTTGGCGTATTCCTGATCGGTCATGCCCATCATCTGCGCCATCTCGCGCTCGTCCTTGGTCAGGCGAACGACGTTAGGGCGGTTTCCGGTGCCCGCGTTGCCGCTGCGCGAGACAGGGGCTGCAGGAGGCGCGGTACGGCGCTGCGTGACCTTAGCGGCGTCCGCAGTCGCCTCTGCCTGCACCGGGGCGTCACGGCGGATCCGAAGCGTGTTTTCAATCGAGTCGAAATAGTCGTCGGTGTCCGGGCTGATGCCGTCCGCCATCGCCAACTCGTGCGCCGCGATCATCTTGCGGTACAGGTTGGGGTTACGGGCGTATTCCGGGTGGGCGCGAACCCACTGGGCCGAGCGGGACGATAACTGACTCGCAAGCGCCTCAACCGGGTCGCTTTGGACCGGCTCAGGCGCCTTCTGCTTCGGCGAACTCTCCAGAGCCTGCTTGCCCTGCTCCAACTGAAGCAACTTGGCAGAATTCTCCGCCATGGTCTGCTGAATGTCGGCGGCGGAGTCGTAATCGCCTGCCGCCATCGCCTGAGCGTAGGCCGACTTCAAATTCAGCGTGTTTGCCTTCACCGAGTCGATGGCGTTGTTGATTAGGTGCAGATTGGTGTCCGCAACCTCGTTTTGCGCCCTGAAAGCGTTCTGTTTGGCCTCGTTTGCTGCCTTTTCGGCGGCAATACGCGCAGAACGCTCCTCTTCCAACTGCTTTTTGAGGGCTTTGATGCCGTCTTCGGGCGCGGTTTCGGTCTTTACGGGCGATTCTTCGGCCTTTACGACCTCAACTTCGTCCTTTTTGACCTCTTTCTCAGTCGGATCGATCTCAATCTCAATCTGTTCCGGTTCATCAGCCATGATTGCCCCCTTACCAGACCAAATCTGGGTGTGAAACGCGCCCGCGCACGTTCTCGTCCTTCAAAATTCGGCACAAAACGCCGTTGACGGTGATGCTCCAACCGTCCGAAGGGCGGAAAACGATCCAATCGTGGACCTTTACGCTGACTTCCTTGAACCAGACGCCGCTTTCGTCGACAAAAGCGTCGGGTCCAACCTTCAAAATGAGGCCCACCTTGCTCTGGTGACGGTCTTCGTTGCGGTGCTGATCCGGCAGGACGATGCCGCCCTTCGTTTTCTCAGGCCGGATGTAGACGGCGCACAGGATCTGATTGTGATACAGGTCAAAACCGTAGATCGGACCTACGGCTTTGATCAAATCTTCTTTCGGGTCGGTATCGTGTTGCATAGGTGTATGCGGCATAGGTACTCCAATTACGATTTATCCATCACAGAACGGGCTTCATCACATAGATCGTCGAGTTTACGCCACGCCGCGAGTTGCCCCGTGATGTGTTTGTAGTCCGCGATATCGTGAATGCTTACACCTAACGTGAGGATGTCCGTTAGGCGTTCAATCTCTTCGTCGACCAATTTCTTAAGTTCGTATTCAAATCGGACGCTGATCGTTTGCATCGGTAGGTCTCAATCGAAAGGGGCGGTCATTGCTGACCGCCCCTTATACCATCAGGCGGGCTTTAAGCCATACGCCTTCACTTTCTCAAGGCGTCCCTTGCCGCCGCCAGAGCCGTCCTTGATCGGATAATGAACCCGGCCACCGCGCTTGCGGCCCATGAGGCCCGGAGGCGCTCCCATGGGAGGCGCGCCGCCCGGAGGCGGGGAAGCAGGCATCGGAGGACGCATACCGCCCGGTGGCATACCCGGCGGCATACCCGGAGCCATGCCCTGATGAAGACCCCCCGCAGGCGGCGGGGGCGGCATCATCCCGCCTGCCGGAGCCTGATGACCGCCGTGCGGCGCGATGACGATGTTGATGTTCGTCTTCTTGGCGCGACCGCCGTGCTTGCGAGCCTTACGACCGCCTGTCGGGCGCGTGCCCTCTAGAGTGCCGTCGGTGACGCTGCCGCCGCCTTTCTTTTTGACCATGCCGCCGCTGCAGCATTTGACGCACTTGCAGCCCTTCGGATGCACGCTACCACCTTTTTTGAACCGTGAAGAAATTTCGCCCGGAAGCGGCTCGTCGTAAGAATCCGGCGAAGCATGACGACGCTCTTGAGGTCGGCGCTCGTATTCTGCCTTGCCGCGACGATCCTGTTCAGCAGAAGCAAGATCAGCGCGCTCGCGCTTTTGAATGCTCCTGCGGCTACCACCCTGCGGCATGACCTTAACTGAGCCGGTCGCGCCGCAATGGTAACAAGGAAGAATCTTGCCCTCTTCATCAGGATCGTGAATCTGATGGCCCCATCCCCCGCACTCAGGGCACTCTTCGCGATCCTTCTTTTTAAAGATCAGTCCGCCCTTCGCCATGCCGGGCTTGATCGCGCCCCTTTTGACAATCGACTTGATCAGTTTCTTGTCTTCGGCGACGTCGTCGTGCTTCATCGCCTTGCCGCCGCGCTTCATGCCGCCGACGTGCTTGGTGCCTGCGCGACCCTCGTTGGCTTCCTTCATGTCGCGGTTCAGGAGGCTGTCCGCCGTCAGCGCCTTGCCGCCGCTCTTGCGGGGCTTGCGACCGGCGTGATGGTGGGCGTGCTCGCCCTCAACCTTGCCGCCGCGCTTGAACTGGCGACGGGAGATCGGGCGCAGGCCCGTCTTGGCTTCTGCCTCTAGAGGTTCTGCCTGTTTAAAGTCACTGGCGTCAACCTTGCCTTCGTCGTGAGTGCGGCTGTAGCGCTTGGCTTTCGCCGCACGCTCTTCCCGCGCCTTTTTGGCTAATTCGGACATGTCAGTCTCCTGCGGGGGGTTTACCGCGCTTTTGGTTTTGTCAAGTGTGCGACCATACGGAGGGCGTGGTCAACAAGACCGCCACTCGCCTTTGGCATTAACTTTTTTCTTGCAGCGGAAACGTCTTCTGGAGAAACGCCGTAGGCCTGTGCCTGCTGCGGCGTCATGTTCATTACCCCAGTAAGTGCTCGTGTGAACCTGTCGGAAGGGCGTGTTTGACTATCATCTCGTACGCCCCCTCGATTTCCGAGTCCGTCACCTTGTCCGCTGACTGGTGCTTCTCCACCAGATAGTTGAGTTCCTTGTTCAGAAGCCCAACTTGCGGATCGGACATCCGATTTACCGTCTCCCGGCCTAGAACCCGCACGGCTTTGTGCGAGATAGTTTCGTAATGCGTCTTGTCGATCTTCATCTTTTCCATCCCATTTCATAATGGACACAGAAGGCATTCCCATCGATTCGTCCCACCCAGTAGAACGCCAGTAATGCTTCAAGTCCTCAAGTTGTTGATCGGTAGAATATTGTGGGTCAAACGGAATACGTCCTAACTCTTTAAAACCAAACTGCCTGTAAAACGATGGCAAAAAGCCATCCGGGTGTTTTTTAGATGGTACAGCATATGCGTCTAAGGCAGTAGCGCCCTCTTTAATTGCTTTTAGCATGACCGAAGCGCCGCCAACCCCCTTGGCGCCCGGCTCATTGTTTACAACGCTGACCAAAGCGGTCTCATTAGGAGTCAATTCTGGGTGTTTAAACCCATATTCCTCTTCGTAATTTGTTCCGTGCTTCAGGCCAAAGTACACGTCGCCACTGGGTAACTTAAACGCCCTGAACTTCTTCTTCTTGACCATGTCCTTGATTTCCTTCTCAGAATACTGAGTAAGGGTCGAGGAGGCTTCAGAGTTTTTTAGGGCTTTAGACATCTCAGCAGGCGATACGCCGCCATGCCCAACGGGCGTTTCTGTATTAGTCCAACGGTCATGGGCGACATCAAGAGCCATACGGGCTGCTTGGGGGGACTGCACGTCCATTGGATGACTAGGCAGGTTGTCGGCAATTGCCTGAGTAACCGTGGTTGTCGGCAAAGCAAGATCAAACCCGCGCAAAATTTGCGCCGTGTCTGCTGCAGGATTTGAAGACTTACCAGACGCTTTCTTTGCTGCTCGTTTTTGATCAAACCAGTCTTTCCACAAGGTCTCTGCAGCAAAAGGATGGTGGAACTTGCCAACAATCCGGCCGCGAATACCTAACGGATAGGACTCATGCGGAGTGAACCCTGACTTAACCAAATCGGCAACGCCCTTGTCTCCCTTTTCCAGTTCCAACAAGTACATCACGTCGCCACGGTTCAGTCCCGCGAACCGAGGATCTATCGTCTCTCTGGCAATTTTTTTGACGCTAGGAGCGCCTAATTTTTGCGCTCTTGCACTATGTAAAATTTTGGAAATCCGATCACGGCTTTCAAAGTTTAAAGAGTCAACGTAATCGTGAATATTTTGGTGTGCAAACCCCGGGAAATCTTGCAAGACGCTAAGTTTCTTGTTCTTGGATTGCGCCTTGATCAGGGCATCAATTTGATCAAGGTTTTCTTTTGGAATGCGCTTGTCTCTAGCGTGAGCAGCCATTGTTCCAATCAAAGCACGGGCAAACGACGAATTAGATTCATGCGTGTCAGGCATCATCGCGGTGACAGCGGCATAGTCGGCATTCTTATTCAATTTGAACGTGCCGCGTCCTTTACCTTTAATAGCCCACCCCATGCCGCCACGCTGATTCTCTTCAATCAATGGGAATCCCGGGCCGCCGCGCATAGCAACAGGCTTAGTTAACTGACTGGAATCAATTCCCGTGTAATCAGGCCCGGTCTTTAAAAGATCGGCCCGAATTGGAAAAATTCTTTTCCCAACGAGATCTTGCGGATTGATCGTTGGCACTTCATCCCATGAAGAATAGATAGGTCGATCAACCTGCACTGACGACGCTTCATCTGCGGGGACAACTTTCTTTTTCTTAGGCGCTCCGCCACGCGCATATTTTTCTTCGCTTGAAAATGGAATGCCTGCGGCCCGCATAACATGTACAAGCGGATGATCAATCAAAGGATTGTCTTTGATCTTGCCGCCGGTAGCAGCGTGCTGCATGGCGTGAATGACGTCAGAATGCGTCGTCTGATCGTTGCCAACGGCGTCCCAGATGGTGTGATGTGCGAGGTGCTGATAGTAAGGGTCAAGACCTTCCGGCGTCGTGAGGTTCATCGCCCGCTGCCTTGCGGCAAGGCGTTCGACGGCCTCCGCGCCGCCAAGCCCGCTGCGCCGGGCGATGTACGGTGCCGCCTGCTTTGACGGATTTCCGGTGTGAAGGACGATCTGCCTTGCGTCGAGCGTCGGCTGATCGCCTCGACCGAGCAGGGACGCAATGAACCCCGCCTTGCTAGGGCCGACGCCGCGCACGCCTTGAATAAAGTCGCGCCATTCGGATGGGCTGCTTGTTCCCTGCTGTGCCTGAGCGACCAGTCGAGACACGTCGCCCTCACGGCCCGGCAAGTTTTTCGCCGCCCACTGCAGCGCGTCTGGGATGTCCGTCGTGTGGCGGCCAAACGGCGCCATGATCTGCACCGCGTTGCTGATCGAATGCGGATCGATGATGCCGCGCTCCGCGTGCTGCAGGTAGCGCTGACCCATCGGCGTGTGCAGCCACTCGCCAAACGCGCCTTCTGGGCGAACCTTGGGCTCGTTATGGTTGGGCAACGCCAGTCCGGCGGCGCGAACCTTGTCAGAATCGACGGCGCCGCGCTGAATGCTAGCGCGGGTGATCGTGTACGCCTTGATCAGGTCACGCGGCGTGAGGCCTACAGTGCCCGCCTTGTTTGCCGTGTCGTCCATAAAGCGACCAAAAGTTGCGACATGCGACGGGATCTCTTTTGCGTCGCCCAACTGCGCCTGCACGTCCTTCAGCGGACGCCATTTCCAGTCTTCAATGGCGCTCGTCTTTGGGTCCCTATAGCCGCCGCGCTTCATGCCTTCGGCCACCATCACCGCCCGCCGAATCGCCTTCTGCGGGTCTACGACGCCGCCCGTGGCTTTGGCGATGATGGCTCCGCCGTTTGCTTTTTCTGGCGCATACTTTTTATGAAACGCTTCGTTTTCTTCTTTTGTTAAAAAATCAGGAAGCGTCTCGCCGTTCTCGCGCATCTTTTCGAGTATTGGCTTGTACAGTTTTAAACTAGGCCAATGACGCGCATCGATCAAATCGGCGTTATGAAGATCTGAAACGTCTCCCCATTTACCTGACTTCACGAAATCCTGAACGTAAGGCATGTAGCGGGCTACGGGCTTGTTATTGGCCTTGCCCTTAATTTGAGCAATGTCGTCAGGACTAGGGTTGCCTTCATCGTCCACAACGCCCAATGAATGAAGTTCACTCATCCTTTCGTTTTCATCAGTCCCCAGTTCGTCGTGACGTTTGTTGAATTCGTCAAAGTCAAAATTGCTTTTAGGATGAGTTTCAACCGTCACATGAGGCTCACCTGTCTTCTTGTTGCGAAGACTAAAGATGCGAGAATGCCCGTCTGTAACATTGCTTGAATATCCACCGACGCAATGCCCCATGACATTGCCTTCGTAACTAAGCGCTTCTCTAAGGTCAGGGTCTTTCGCTTCTTGTCCGGGCGAAACCATGACATCTTCTTGTCCGCCATAGCGCAATGGGAATTGTTTGATTTCTTTAATAAGCGGATCAAAGTCGCCGTTTTTGTTTTTTTCTCTTAACTGATCGTTAAACGTGTCGATGTAGTTTTGCGCTTCTTCTTGCGTATCAAATTTTGCGGGGAAAGCACCATGCACTAAATGCTGACCCTTTCCATACACCGGAGGAATAGCGGGCGTTGCGTTAGGCGAAGTCTTTAATTCATACCAAGCGTAGTGCGTGCCCGGATAGTCCTTGTGCAAGTACGTCGCAGGGTTGAATGCTTTTTTCCTGCTTGCATCCTCTCGATTCTTTTTGCGCCACTCGTTGATGTTGTGGACGTGCTCAACCGCTTGCGGCACGGACATGCGAGCCAACGACTCGTGGCGCAATTTGAAGTTATCAGGAAGATCGGACTCAGGATTGACGGCGTTATGCAGTTCGTCAATAAGGTGATCAAATCCCAACAAACCATGATCTATAGATCCAGATTCTAAATCGGACGTTGCTCCGTAAATTTTTTCAGAAGGATCTACTTTTTTCAGCCAAGGATGTTTTTCGCCAAAATTTTCGTAATCCGTCCAAAGCGGCATGTTTGAATAGCCAGAAGGCTTTAAAAGTTCTTCGGCCCTGAAAGATCTCCCTATGCTTTTGTCGGAAGCATTCTCCCACGCCTTGGCAAGATCTGACTTTCCTCGTGTCTCTGGATAGCCCTCTCGCTTTCTAACCGTTTCGTAATGACGATCATAGTGTTGATTGTCAGGCGCGTAATGCAAAATTCCACGCTCTGCCAACGCACGAACAGGGTCACGCTCTGTGCCCATGTCATTCTTGACGTAACGAGTCAATTGTTTGTTAATAAAATCGTTAACGGCTTTAGTTTGATTGGCTTTGTTAAGCGTGTCAGTCAGACCCTCCATACGCGCAGCGCGAGCGGCTTCTGGGTGATTACCAATATTGGCAATTCCACGCTCTGCGATTTCCTTGGCAACTTCTGGAGTTTCGTGCGTTCCGAGATAGGTGGGAATAGTTTCTTTTTTCAAAGGTTCCAACGAATTTTCAACACTACCACTCAGCCAGTTGCCCCCCGGCTCCTTCATGATCTGCGTGCCCTGCAACTTGGGTGGCGTAAAGTCGGGCTCTGACGCGAGATCGTGCATCACGCCCTGAGCGCCCGGCATACCGCCGTAAGCAAACTTCTCGCGTGGATCGCGAACCATGATGGGGAAATTGTCTTCGCGCTCGCCCTGCTCGGGATGAGAGTCTTTCATGAACTTGGCAAGGTTGGCGTCGCGGTCTACCGTTCCGCCTGTAGATTTTTCTGGCTTAAGCGCAAACGATGGAACTGGTTTGCCCATTTCCTCATACAACTTTCGCAATTTTTTGTTTTCAGCGCGATTCCTGACATGCTGCTCAGAAACAAAAGGCGCGTTTCTCATCTCATCAGTAATGTCCCTAGCCCTCATTCCATAAGGAAAAACATGCACAGGAATTTGCGTATGAGGACCATACAATTCGCTAATTGCTTTTGATCGATGCCGCCCTTCGTGTCCCTTAACGTCCCACTGTTTTTGATCTTCATTCCAGTCAGCATTTAAAAAAGGTTGCCCAAACGAACGACCTTTACGAAGATGATCTTTTAGAAAATCCAATGATTCCTGATCTGGGCTGTGAAGGGGGTATGCCATATCCAAAAATTCAGACACAGGCATGTGTCGAACCATGCCCATGTAATCAATATTTTTGTTATAAGGAACGGCTCCCGCACCTTCTTCAGGGTCAAATGACAGCGGGGGCAAATCGCGGTCTACTTCGCCGCCTTCGGCTTTATGAATTTCAGGCTTTGACGGGTCAAAGTCTCCGTTGTTACCAATCGCGGACTTTAACTGATGCGGATGAAACGCAATGACCTCTTCTTCCTTCGCGGGGTCTTCGCCTAACGTGTACGGCAAATGGCCCGGACCCTTGTAATTAGGTCTCGTGCGGCTGCCGCCGTGGAAGATCCCGTCGTACCCGTCTGCAATCAGCGCATCACGAACGTGCTGATCAATCATCAGCGGGAATTGACTGTTATGCGGGTTATCGACGCCTGCGTAAGCCCTCGCCGCCCACTCAAGCATCTCAGGGCTGTCGAGCACCAAGGGATTTTTGATGTTAGCCCAGAGCGGCATGACATGAGTTCCGGTCTTGTACTGCGGAATGCCATGTTCGTTTTTGCGCCCGCCTACGTTGTGCGCTGCGGGATAGTGATCTTTGTAAGGCGACATCCAGACGGCGGGGCCGCTTTGCCATTTCTTGGGGTCATCTCCGCCACCCGGGGCGAACGTATGAAAGTCTTTGGGCGTGGCGTGATACAGCATCTTGTGATCGCCGCTCTCGTCACGCACCTTGCTGTAGCGCAAAAAGTGCCCGAGATTGGAATCACGACGCATGTGCTCATCCCAGTCATCGACTTCACCGCCTTCGGCCTTAGCAATGATGTGCTGATAGACGGGATGCTCTTTGCCGCGAACTGAAATTGACCCTACTTGCGGTCCAAACTCCAGTCCGCCCACGGTCGTTGGACGCAGGCGAGGCTCGCTTTTCTTGTCTGGATACCGCGCAAGGTCAACGCCGTTGGGGAAGTGAGTCGCCAAGGCGTAATGATGTCCGCCGCGATGCTCAACAGAGACCAGTGTGTGCGTGTCTTCGTGGCCTTTAGGTGCGTCAACCCACTGCCAACCGGCTTTCTGCTTAAACAGGTTGGTCTTGATGCCTGCGCTGCCACGGCCCGGCGTACCCGTCTGATCCACAGCATCTTTAGACACCATGAACGACGGCTTTCCGCCCGGAGCAACGCTAATAGAACCCTGCGCCGCTTTGTGACCCGTGATGTCTTCCTTCGACGGCATCGAAAGGTAAGCGCCGCCCGGCATGTCGGTATCCCACATACGCTGCGGCTTTGGAAAGACCGACATAGCGTTGGGAACTTCAAAGTTTTTCGGCACTCCGCCCTTGCTCATGCGATCAGGATTGATCACATGGGGGTCGCGGATCTGCGGAATCGACGGACCCGTGTCCATGACGATGCTTTTTGCCGTCATGAGCGCTTTTTTGACTGCTTTCGGGTCAATCATCGTCAGTCACCTTTCGGTTTTGCTTTCGCCGCTGCCTTTGCCTGCGCTTTTCGGTCTGCCGCACGCGCTTGGCGCTCGTGATGAGCCTGCTTGGCCTCGTGCTTCTGCTCGCTGTTGTGAATCAGGATGTCGCGAGCCAGTTCAATCGCCTGAATCTGCTCCTTCGACTGCCGATCAAGGTCACGATTCTGGTCTTCGACCATCGTGTCGTGATGTTTGAGTTGCATTTCCTGATTCCGATGCTCAATTTGAGCCATCGTGTCGGCGTGTTTGATGCCCAACTCCTTCGATTTGGTCTGGGCATCCATCAAACGCGCCTTGGCGGTCATCAACGTGGCCTGCTGCTGCGCCGCGTCAGGCGGCTGCACGCCCGAAGCCGTCTGCTGCTTCGGCGCGAAGGCTCCCTGCTGAATTTTTGCCTGCACTTCGGCCATTTTGGCTTGTGCCGTCATCGTCTTCGCGTCGGCGTCGGCCTTGTCGTTCGCCATCTTGGCCTGCATCTGCTGCATTTCCGGCGGCGGAGCGCTCTGAGCCTCCGGCGGGGCCATGAATTGCGACGGATTGTTCCAACCGATGGCCTGTAAAGCCGCCGTGTCGATGGCAATCGGGTCGTACATCGACGGATTTGACTGCTGCAACTGCTTCAGCGCCATCACCTTCATCACGCGCTGCGCGTGGGAGGCCGTATTCGGGTCCGCTTGGGGCACCAAATCGCAGTTGCTGACGGCCTGCATGAACTGCTCGCGGTCCCATTTGGTCCCCGACTTGCAGCCCTTGCGCCAGAACGCCTCTGGATTGTCCTTAAAGCAGTTCACGAGCAACTGGAACTCCTCCGCCTGAGCGGCGTGCATGCGCTTATGCACCGAGTTCATCACCTTGGTGGCCTGCTCGATCATCGCCAACGTGGTCCCGACAGGCGCTTCCGCCTTGCCCTCACCCACCTGCTGCTCTGACGTGCCACCGATACGCATACCCGTCTGCGCCATGTCGCCCACCAACTGCATCAGCGCCTGCGACGGCTGCTGATAGGGCAGTGGCATGATGGCTTGGCTGATTGGCAGGCCGCCCGTCTTCACCAACGCGCCGCCGCCCGGAGGCACGCGGAAGATGTTGGTGTTCTGGCGACCGCCGGTGTCCGCCATGAGGAAGCCGGGGAAGTTGGAATACATGCCCGCGTCGAGCAATTCGCGCCACGCCGCCGTGATGGCGTTCGTCGTGTTGCCCAGAATGTGCAGGAGGCCGATGTCGTAGAAGCCCAAGCCCGGCACGAACGGATACTTCACGAAGTGCGGCTTCGGCGTCGGCAGTTCCTGATCGTCTTCGTCGTAATTGCGGACGATGGACAGGATCTCGCGAGACGAAACGTCTATCGTGACGCGATACGGAATCTCCAAGCCCGACTCACGACCCTTGTGGGTGTGCTCAAAGCCCTTGATGTCCAACTCGCAGTAACACTCGTAGATCTCGCGATCACGGTCGTCGGGGTTCGTGACCGACACCGCGATGCCCTGCTGCGCCTTCTCCTCGCGCTGCTGCGCGTCGAGCGTCGGCATGTGGGGCGTCGAGAGGTCGATATCACGGTATATGCCGAGAATCTGCAGCCGCTTGACCGTCGACGGCTTCAGGTACGCCCGATGCGTGATGCGCTTGGCATTCTGCAGGTCGGTCGCCGCGTTGTTGACGATCAGGTCGTCGGCGTCGATGGTCTCCGACACCGGTCGATTACGCAGGGGGCAGTTGTAGACTTTCTTGAAGGCCGAGCCGCCGAAGCCGAGCATGAAGAACATGCGGTCGGTGTCGGGGTAGTACTCCTTCGCCACGGCCGTCAGGTAGTGGTTGAGGTCCGCCTCCAAGGCGTCCGCCAACTGGTCCATCGGCAGTCCGCCCGTGCGCGAGTCGTCGCGGATCTTTACCGGACCGTCCGTCGGAAGCATCTCAGAGCGCGCATTGGCCTGAAAGCGAAGAACCGCCTCCAGAAGGAGGGGGTGCCTGACTTTAGACATGCCCTCGACTGGCGCGCCATCAGAAGCGCCTTGTAGGCCGGGAATCTCGACCTTAAGACCCAGTAACTTGATGCCATTGGCTCTGTCCGTGATCCAATCGTTGCGGGATTCGATGTCGTCGGAGATGCCGCGAAGCAACTCCTCCGAGATCCGGTAGAGTTCCTGCTGATCAATCTGGTCGACCAAATTGTCGAACCAACCGCCTTCGTCGGCCTTCTCAGCCTTGTCGATGGGGTTGCCGTCAAGCGATACTGTGATCGAGCCATCGCCGTGCTCGATGCGAAGGACGTTGCCCTTCTCGTCCATGTCAGGCACGTCGCCGCCCTCGTCGGCCATCTCTACGATGACTTCGGCGGGACTGTGCTCGTCCGTAGGCTCCGGTGCCAACTGTCTAATGTTTGGCACGAGGCCGGGAGTCATGCCCATGGCGATGTCCTTTTACGACAAAAGATTCTCCATCTCGTCCATAAAACGACGGATGCCCTCTTGCGCGGCATTATCGTCCGTTTTCGCCGAAATTGTATAGAACCGGCGTACTTGACCGCCTTCGCCCTGAATTTGACCCGTCACGATCACTTCCCAGACGGGCATCGGACCGCTTTCCAACAGGTCGACCGTCGCCTGAGCGAGTACTCTGCTCATTGCCTATTCCTTAAGTGAGACTGGATCACGCCCTCCAAGTCTCGCACCTTGTCCTTATGAGCAGCCAATTCGCGTAGCAACTTGTCACGCTCAAGGCGAAACCGCTCAATGTCTCTATGAGATACAGCCAGTGCCTCGCGCAGCCGCATGATGTCGCCCATGGCGCGGATCTCCTGACGCAGGCTCTCGACCCAAAGAGGGGCGGGCAGCATCGGCCTTGTGTCGTCGTTGTCGCGCTCCAAGTCCTTTATCTGACCCTGCTTGTTACCCTTGCCGCTTAACGTAAACATGGTTCACCCCGGATACAGTGGCTCGCCACGGCCTGAGCCCCGTGGGTAAATGACCTGCGACTCCAACTCCGCCAGACGCTCAGGCGAGCGCTGCAGGAGGCCGACGTCACGCATGTGCCGCATCGCCTGCGACACGGTATCGACCAAGTCGTCGTGCTTGCCTCGTGGGAACTGGCCCACCTGCGTGATCACCATATCAGCCCACTGCCGGTCGGGTGCGTAAATCATCCCTTCGGCAAAGAGGTGCTGCACGGAGTACAGGCGCGACAACTTGTCCTGCGACTTCGGATCCGACAACTGCACGGCAAAGCGCTCGTTGCCGTAGAGGCGCCGCATTTCCTGCGCCACCGAAATACCGGCCGCCTTGTTCTCGATGAGCAACTTGTCGACCTTCAGGGACCGGCACGTCGACGCCACCTTCTCGACCAACTCGTGCAACTCCAACCTCGCCTGCCACGCCATCATCAGCATGACCTTCGGGGCGCCTTCGGCATAATTGCGGTCGATGTACGACGGTCGGCCGTCAGGACCCAAGACCCTCGACGCCGTCGCCTTCGTCTCCTCCGTGAACACGCCCCAGACCGTCAACGCCGAGAAGTCGTTGCTCGTCTTCAGCGTGTACGCTGTATCTAGAGACGCCAGAATGAAGTCCATGGGTGGAAACGAGGCGTCCTCCCACGTCTGCCACCAGTCCCTCTTAATGACGCCGCCGCCCGCAGGTTCCGGCCTCTGCTGCAACTGACCGGCGGCGCCGAAGGGCCCCAACTGCTTCTCTAGGAGCGTGATCTGCTCGTCGTCGAAGCGCTCCGGCCAGAGCACCTCGCCCTGCGTCTCGCGGGGGTCCTTCCAACCAATCTTGGTGATAAACGCCCGCTCAGGCTCGTACCTCATCGGCAGGCACAGGTGAGTCCACTCGCCGACGTTCTTCTCCAAAATGTGACCCGTCAGGTCGTCCTCCGCCAGTCTCTGCTGAATCACGACGTAGGCGCCCGTCTTCGGGTCATTCAGGCGGGTGCTCATCGTCCCGTCCCACCAGTCAATCGTCGCCTGAATCGTCGCCTCAGAGAACGCCTCGTTGGCGGCGTTGGGGTCGTCGACCACGATGATCGAGC